GTTCCTGCCGCTTTTGGTGGTTTTGATAGTGGCCACTTGCTCGTACCCTCATGAACGAATATTGCATAATCCACAGTAGGAAATATCTTTCCAATATTGGGAGCCAAATAGCTTCTTATACTTGCCCTTAATCTTCCCGTATCATATGGTGTAATGGGCTTTGTTTTCTGCTCCACTTTCATTGTTGATTTTGCAATAGCTTTTTGTAGCTCTTTCTTTAAATCCATTGGAGCAGCCAATAATGCCTTTTGAAATCCTTTTATTTGTTTTAAGTCTACTTTTGCTCTAAACATATTTAATCAAGTTTTTTGGCAAGTGCCTCAATATGCCTTACGCCAGTACCCCCAATATTATCTATTAAATCAACACCACCCGCTGTTATCTGATATCTTGTGCCGTCTGATTCGTCTATTAAAATATCTCCATCTGCAATATCAGCACCTTCTTCAAAATAAAATTTAAACATTTTACCAACAGAGCCGCCAAGCTCTAATGATTTTTGGGGGTCTACGATTCTTCGATGGGCATTAAGCGTGGTTGTCAGCGTAAGAAATTTTGTCTTGTCTCCACTGACAGCAGTCATTCTTAATACTGTTACTGATTCTCCAAGCAGTTTTTTAAAAGACATATTGCTTTATACCCAAGCTCTTTTAAATTGCTCCAAGAGCTTTGTTGCGTTTAGCTCTGTTGCTATTTTATCTATATCTGCATAAGTTACAGAATAATCTCCTAATGACTCTGATTTTACGTCTCCTGCCTGCTGGTCGTGGTTTTTAACTAATTCTGCCACCAACATTGTTGCTGCCATTTCAACCGCCCTTGGAACGCTTGACTCATAACCAAAATCTCCGTGAAGTTTTATATTCTGTGTCCCAACCGGAAATATCGTTCTCATTGATTGACCCCTTGGATTTAATTTAACTGCTGTCTTGGGCTTTTCATTGGCAGGAATTGTGAACCAATCAGTTGAATCCGAAGTAGAATCTTCAACATTTCCGTCTTCATCTAAAATTTCTATACTTGTCAACGTTGTAAAATCATCAGTTATAAGTTGGGACTTTCCATTTCCATCGTATAGTTTTGTTGTTGTCTCACTTTTAAATGTTCTTCCGCAATAATTATCTATCCATTCCTCAACTGCACTAATCCAATCAGAAATCGCCGTCGCTGTTCGCGAGTGGGTAAAATTATCTATTTGAAGGTAGTCCTTGACCTTTTGTATTGTGGTATAGGCCATACATCAACTTTTCAATTTAAATGCGTTGTGGGGCAAATATGAGCCAAATACGGCTATTTCAGACTATTTTGTCCTATATCTTGTTTTTGGCTTTCCATATCCCCTACCCCGCCTGGGTGTCATCATTTTATGTTTTTTTTCAGTGGAGGAGGGGAGGGGAGTGGTTGACAAAACAGCTATCTCCTTTTGTATTAAAGAAGCCGCTGTGTTGTTTGAAACACAATAACATTTGCCCTTTTTGTAATTTTTGTAATCTTTTAAAAACCTAATATTTTGCATAGTTTTAAATTGATTTTAGGGACAATAAGGGAAGTAATTGCCCCCTTAATCAATTTTGTTAAGAAATTTCTATCCTACTACGGAATTGAAACCAATTCTCTCATTGCGTTGGTCAATACGCAGTTACCAGCAATCCTTTCAACTATACGAATTGAGACTTGGTCTCTTGTCCAAGCAGTCTCTGATGTTCGTGTAGTTTCAACGGTCATTCTCTTCCTGTCTCCGAGAATGTAACCAAGCTTGAAGTTACCAAAGTAAATTTGGCTTTCTGAAAGATGGTTCATCTCATAAACAGGATAACCGTAGATTGTTGCTGGTTGTCCTTGACTCAATGGCTCTTGCCAGAGATATCTGCCATTTGAGTCAGTAATCTTCCTTAGTTCAGCAATATTAGTATTGTGAACCAAGAAGCTTGCACCGCTTCTATATTGTGAAGGAAGATTATAGATCAGATTGATGATATCATTGAAGTCAAGATTACCACTACAGGTTACAGTGGGAATTGAACAATTGTTCAAACCAGTAATCTGGTTAGTTCCACTTCCCTGTATGATATACTTGTCTTCAAAATTACCAATCCTCTCTGCAAATGTTGACCTCACAACAGAGAGAACGTCAATTTCAGTTGAGTCTTCAATTAACTCATCTGATGCATACAGAATTGCAGCTATCTTATGAGCTGTAAGTGTATGCTCTGTGAAGTGAAGGGTTGTAGTAGATTTTATTGCATTTTCCTCCGTCCAGTAAACCTGGGGTCCAGATGCCAATCCAGGAATGTTCATAACATCCCTTTTCATTGGCAAAACCCTAACAAGACTTCTCATTCTGGGTTGTGCCTCAATTTCTTTGATAAGTTCTGCTCTAAACTCGTCAGGGAAAAGATAGCCACCATCAGCGGCTGTTCCTTCTGACAGAGCTTTTTGCATTTTCTTATCATCTCTCAAGATAGCACCAAACCACAGGAGAGCCTTTTCATTACTGGTCAAATCTTTTTTGTTTTTTTCAACCCCTCCAACAAGAATTTTGGCTAAACGAGAGTCTTTCTTTGCTTTTTCTTCAAGGACCTTGGGATATTCGCTCCTATTTAGAAGCTTGTCTAATCCCGTTGCTTCCTTGAATTTTTTAGCAAAGCGTTCTGCCATCTCGTCCAGCTCTTCTTTCTTGTCTCTTTTAACTTCTTTCTTCTCTTTCTTTTCTCCTTCCATGGGTCTTGAATTCTATTAAAGATTTCTCAATAGCCCTGTAGGCGATTTTCTCAAATTGGCGAGATTTTGCAGGCTCTTGAAAACATTTTTCAAGTGCCTTTTGTGCAATAACCACATAGTCTCGTGGCTCACCCATTTGAGATTTACGACCTTTAGTTTCGCCCTGCTTCCCTTTCGAAACTACCCCTTTTTCACCCTTCGGCGAAGTTGGGGATTTCTTTGCTTCCTTTTTATTGGTTATCTTGGTTTTTGAAGGTTTTATATTTGCCCTGCCAGCGGCTGCCTCAAACGTTCCTCCTTTTTCCTTACAATAAGAACGTGCAGCCTCAGTATCCCAAATTTCTTTATTAAATCTCATTGCCTGCAGTTCTGATTTGCCGCTCTTAATTCCATAAATAAAATCAATGCATTTTCCGTTTTTCTTTGCGGCACATTTTTCTCTTCTAAATTTATCGTATTTTGATGGACTTTCTAATCTGCAAGAATGTTCGTTGGGATATGGCTTTGTTAAAAGCTCTATGTCTTTTTCGTTTAAGCCCATTGCCTTCATTCTTGATATAACCGTTGCTGAAGCTAATGCTGGAACATTTACACAAGAAATTTCTAAAAGTTCTTGCTTTGTAAATTTATTTCCCTCTTTCTCTTTTGGCAAAAAGCCAACTGAGAATGATGTTAATACTGGGGGGTCTGCATTATACAACTTATCCAGCAACGCTGATTTTTCTGAAAGTCCGTGAAATACTGGCTCAAATACAAGTTTTTTAACTCCATCTATCACTTTTCGCCTTATATTCTCTGCTCTTCCAACCGCTGGTTCTTGGGGATTATGTCCCCACAGCAAAACAGGGTTTTTCTTAAAAGCCCTCAAATCCCATCCATCAACAGATAGCTTCTCTCCCTCTCTATCTTCTACTTCCTCTGACGCAACTGCAATTAACTTGCCTTTGTCTTTCTTAACAAACGCCTTTGTTGTGAGTTTTTCTTCCATAGGTTTATTTAGTTTTTGACCTTTAATTCTTTTATTTGGTTTATTGATTTTTAAGTTGGTTCACCAAGTTTATTACTTGTATAATTGAAGCAAACACCGTGAAGCTCTACCGTATCGCTAATAGTATCTGCGGCATCGGCAGAAAGCCTTGTAAGTTTAAAAGCTATTGTGGCATCGGTATCGCTTGGAACATTTATTCCTGTAATTGGCGTAATTACCAAGCCATTTGCAGTGGTAGAAGCGGCATCAATAACAGTTAGCGTTTCCTCTCCGTCTTGAGTTAAGTCCTCATCTTCAGAAAACCACCTATATTTTAATTGCCACTTGCAGTCCCCCGTTGAAGCAGAGCTCCAACCAACTCTTACCATTGGCTCTACGGTTCTGTCCATATCAAGGGGAATTGCAATTCTCCAGCTGGCACTTTCTTGATTAGCAGCAACTCCTTCATCAGAAAATTCCCAAGCAACCGTTTCCAACGCCCCAAAAGAAATTTCTGCTGCTGGCTTTGCTCCAGGGGCTTTTATTCCTGAAGCGTCTATCCACAAATCCCTAATTACTCTTGCTGTTCCCACCAAATTTAATTCTCCATCTGCCGCAAATTCCGCATAATTAGTTGTACCATCTCCCAACTTTGTAGTTCCTACTATATCAAGGTCTCCTGTAATTGGGTCATTGGAAGCATCTAATTTAAGGTAATTGGCATCTAAATATCCTTTTGGTATGCCGCTTATTTTCATAATTAAGTAAATACAAGCAATTCAACTACCTGTCCTGCTGTTGAGCAGGCAAAATAAATTGTCTTGCCGCTTAAATTTAAATTATCTTCTTGTGCCGCACATCCTGCTTTTAATGTGAAATATGGAGCTGTAGGTGTTGCAACCTTTCCTGCCGTAAACGAATATCTTATATCATAATCTCCCCTGCACTGAAATTGGATTGCTTTAGTCCCAGATGGCAATGCCTGTGAATATTCTGTATCCGCATTGGTCATTGTTATGTTATATTCATTTGGGGTTGTTGCTCTTGTATCTGTCGAAGTTGCTACTGCTCCAGAACCCCAGGGTCCTTGAATGTTTGCTGTTATGCCATCTATAAACTCTTTTCCTTCTTTGTCTACTAATCTTACTGATATTGCCTCGTCTGGCTTTCTATTCAGCACATCAACCTTCAAAATATTTTGCTTTATAAAAAATATTAACCTATCAATGTGCTTGCCTATTTGCGGCATCCTATACCATTTTGGCTTCTTTACAGAAATCTTGTCTGGTATTTTGGGTGCTTTCGGAAGGTTGCTTACCCTTATCTCTTTTGGAAATTCAATTTTCTCTTGTTTTGGGAAGTTTGTAACTTCTATCTTGTCTTTTTGGTTTTTAACTATAACTTCTCTTGGTTCTATCTTTTTTTCCTCAATCTTCTTAAGTTCTTCAAGCCGTTTGTCCAATTCTTCAAGCCGAGAGATAATCTTTTCCTCTTCCGTTTTCTCTTCAAGAACTTCCTTAATTTTTTTAATTTTTTCATTTTTCATTTATTATTTTATCTATTTTAGATGAGATATCCTTTATTTTCTTTTCTATTTCTTTTTTATTTTTTTTCTGGGCTAATTCTAATTCAATTTGTAAATCCATTTTCTCTTTCTTTAATTTATCCAGTTCTTTATCTACCTTCTTTTTTGCTTTTTCTGCTTCTTTTTTAATAAGGTTGGATATTATTTGCCTTTCGCCAACTATAATTGGAACTGTGGTGCAGCGACAATTAGTGTGCAGTGGGGGTTCTTCTATTGGCTCATAATCAAAATCAAGAGTTCTGCCCTCAACCGTTAATTTATCACCCTCTCCAAAAAAGCTTTTCTCTAATCCTATTATTTTGCCATTCATACTACTGCAAAATGGACAAGTCCTTTCATCTAATGCCGTAAGCCATTTTTTTGCTTCAACAACCCCTGATTATTTGTATGCCTCAACTGATGCTACGTTAGCCGCCTTCATTACTTCTGTTCTTGCTATTGCAGAAGCTCTTGATACTGAAGCTGACCTATAAACGTTTCTTACTCTTTTTGTAAGCTCTGCAACTGATTCTCCGTTTGCTATACCCTCTTTTAATGTTTTTCTTAATTTAGACAGCGTGGTTTTATTAACGGAATCTACCATTCTGTCTATATGTTCATCTAAGTGCTTTTGAACCTTACCAAGTGTCATATCAAGTTCTGCATCTGGCATACCAATAAACGAAAACGCCTCATCTCCTTCTTCCTTCATTAGTCTTTGAATTGTGGGTCTTACCGCCAAGCCCAGCAATCCTTTTTCTCTCGCAAGTTTTAATATTGTCCTTGGAAGGGAGAATTTAACATCTTTTTTAGAAAATAAGTCTTCTATTACTCTTTTCTTTTGCTCGTTGAAAAATTTCTTTAGGTTTTTTGTTAATGTGTCTTCGTATTTTTCTGTTATATATATTTGCTTCTTCCAATATTTTTCTTCTTTGGTAAATTTAGGTTTTTCTTCTTCTTTTTTTCTAATTGTTTCTTTAATGTATTCTTTTGCAAATTTATTTATTTGTTTTTCTATTTTCTCTATTTTTTTTCTTGCTTTTCGGCGTTCCTCTCCCTCTCTTGCAGATAACATCTTTTTTTGCTCTGAAAAATCTTCCTTTTTTGATTTTCCCTTTTCCGTCTCGCCAAGCGGTTGAACATTGAAGGGAATATAAATTGTATCTCCGCCCTCAACTGGTTCTTCTCCAATTTCTTCTCTTGCTTCGTTAATTGAGAGAATTCCAGCTGATACATTTTTTCTTCTTTCATCTCCCATTGTTTTAATATCTTCTGGAACGGGGTCTTTAAAATCTAAAAACAAATTATCTCCATATATTGGCACCAAAAACTCATTAAGCTGACCTATAATCCTTTTCATTTTGGGCCTTATCGTCCTTGATGCAAAAACATAATCCGTTGCCTCCGCATTCGCCCTGTTAACATCTTCTGTTAATCCTATTGCCGTCTTGGGAACTCTAAAGATTGATAAAATCTTATCTCTTGAGAATCTTTGCTGTTCCAAAAAGTCCATTTCTTTCTGAGATAATTGCATTTGATTGTATGATAACCCTCCGTGTAATATTGCCACCTTACTGGCGTTTTCTACAGACCCATACATTGCATTCCACTGTCTTCGGAGATCTTCAAGCTGTCCCTTGGTCAATCTTTGTTCTGTTGTTAAAATCCCATCTGGTCTCGCTGAGTTATAAAAGAAATTAACATTCCACTTTTCAGAATATTCATCTAAATCAACTGTTCTTGCTGCGGCTTTTAATGTTCCAGAGCCGCGAAAGGGATTTAAAGGATCTGGATATCTTAAAAATATCAACTCATAATCTTCAATTCTAATTGGATTTTGGGGATCTATTCTATATTCGTAATATTTAATATTGCCATTTTCTTTATCAAACTTAATATCTAAAAGATCTGGTCTTAAAAGCAAAATTTGCGATGGCTTTGCAGTCATCGCTTTTCTTTCGAGATACCAGGGGGCTTCTCCAGTAAGCTCCAAGTATTGTTGCGTTGACCACCAATGGTCAAACTTTGAGGTGAAATCATTGCATCTATATAAAAGATCTAATAGCGGGTGTTCCTTAATTTCTTCTATTTTATCTCTATTTTTTTTGTATAGATGCAATTCAATTCCACCAATTTCGTCTGCTATTACGCTTACTGCCGCATATACCCAGCCAACACAACTATTTAAATAGTCTGATGTTTTTTTTAGGGGCGGTTCTATTCCACTAACTGGATATGGCAACGCTTCACTAACTGGTTCTCTAACCGAATCTTCGTCTTTTATTCCCAGCCAGTTTTTAATTTGTCTTTTTATAAAATTGTCTTTGGGCATAACGAAAAGCCGTAATAATTAAAACCCGTGTTTCCACGTGCTGTTATTACGGCTCTCGTAGTCCGGTGGGGTATTAAACAGCCCCCCACATTAGGCCATTAAGAAAAAATCTTATTTACACGTGTAATTATCGTATTATATCAAATCTTTTCTCAAAAGTCAAGGTTGTTGTTGATTTTAAAAACTCAATTGATGTTGCTGTTGTAATATCTAATCTCACGTGACAACGGGGACACTCCATTTTGCCCTCTAATATGAAGCCAACATAATCCCTTATCAGCGGGTATCCACATTCTGGACAGTTTTTAGTTTTTTTTATTCTCATATTATTGCAATGCCTGCCCTTGCAATAGGAACAAATGTCAGCATTAGAGCATCAGCCACATCGGGACTTGCAACTCCTCTTTTTATCATTTCTTCTTTTGGCTCTATCTTTAATCTTCCCGCACTGTCTTCTTTATACTTAATTTCTGCCAATTGAAGAAAATCTGGATTATTTTCAAGCCCGCCTCCTGCCAAAATCCACTTTCTTAAATTCCAATATCCTTCTGCTTTAACGTTTAAAAATCTTTCTGGGTCTTCTGGCTTTGCCCCCTCTTTAATTGCATTTATTGCAAAGTCTTGTTCTAATAATCTATCTGTTACACCGCCGCCAACTCCAACATCATCAATATATACGTTTTCTGGCTTTATATTTTCATCTTTTATTATTCTTATTATCTTGCCAACAGTCGCCATAAGGTCTGGATTTCTATCTTTTGAAAATACCATTGCATAGTTTGTATATCGTATAACAAACACATTATAGTTTCCTCCCCTGCCAATATCCACTCCAAGCCGCTTCTCTCCTGATGGCGTTCTATTTTCTTTTTGCATTGCCTGCTCTATTGCAGACGTCTTTAAGAGCCGCAACCAGCCCTTTTCGTCAACTTCTGACTCATCTGGGAAATTGCACTCATATAATATATCAAAAAACGCTTCCTTCCTCATTTCATCTACAAATTCTTTTGTCATTCTTCCCTCGGCCACTGCCTGTTTCCAGTCTATCTTAACCTTGTTATAATCTGGATTTAACCAAGTCCTCAAAAAATGATTTCTCCTAAATGGATTTCCAATCTCCAGTATAAAACTATCTTTATTCCCGCCAACCATTCTTTTTGCCTTTGCATATATATCATCATCAATTAGACTGCTTTCGTCTATTATTAAATTAGCCGCACCAAAGCCCATTAAGCTCTCGCCCGTTCTTGCCTTGTTTCTTGCATCTCCAGACAATATAAACACTTCACCGCCATTCTTAAATGTCAATCTGTTTTTTGACCTTTCTCGTTTTAACCTTTCAAGCGAGGTATCAGTCTCTAATTGTGCTACAAGGGCAGGACTATCAAATAAATGCTGAATGATATAATTTATAATTATCTTTGCCTTTTTTTCTGATGGAGCTACTATTGCCCATTTTTCTGGATATATAATTGCCCTCAATAAAACGGCCAAGGCAGTTGTAAGCGATTTCCCATATTGGGTTGGGGTTATAATAATGTTTCTCTTGGGTTTTCTTTTGATTATTATTTGAAATATTTTTTTCTGCCCTTCTGTTAATTTAATTTGTTTTCCGTATTCGTCCTTAAAAATACGAGAAAGATTACTCACCCTCCTCGATTGTTTTTTTGATTTCGTCAAGGACATCTTTATAATCCATATTTAGGTTAATGCTTTTGTCAATAAATTTGCCCCGCATTTTAAGAAGCATTTCAAGCGTTTTATTTCTTGCATTCCAATCTGGAACATCTATAAAATCCATCGTCTTCTCATCTGCATCTTTGTTTGTGCTTACTGCTGATATTACTTTTGTAGCTTGAAGCCCCTCTTTTATTGTTTTTGCTATTTCTCTATCTGTTATTCCAAGCTTATTCAGCCAAAACTCCACCTCATCAAAAATCTTAACATTTCTTAACATTCTGCTTCCCAATGCCGCCGCTGAAGCCCTGTCTTTACAGTTATAAACCTTCATTGCCGCTTCTGTGGCATTTCCAGTCTGCATATATTCTTTTAAAAAGAGGTTTTGCCTTGTTGTCAGGTTTTTCTTTGTTTTGTTTTTTGTATTTCGCATATCAAATCTTTATACTCTTTAACCGATAACTTAACATCATATTTTTCCTCTACCTCTTTTCTGCGTTTTATTGCTTCTTTTTGCCTTGCTTCGCCGTCCATAAATCTTGAAAGCTCATCTGGCGTTGTAGCAACTGGCAATCCTACCGCCCAGCATTGAATAGTTTTGTTATTACTTTTAAATTGGAATCTTCCCCGCTTATAATTTGGAAATACTGCCATATCGTGTTTTAAAAGCTCATTGACAAGTTTGTCTTGGTCAAATTTTTTATTCTGGTCTGCCCTACTATAGGGTGGTTTTTGGTCTGATATTACAACCAATTTTAAATTGTGTTGTTTAATGAATGGCATTGCAACATCAAGAGCTTCTGTGTTATGGGCATATCCAAACCAAACTACTTGTCTTGCCTCACCTTTGTGCTTTTTTACTCTATTATATTCTGTTAAATCCACTCTATCCGGAATACACCTAATTGGAATATCAAATCCATACCATTCTGCCATTTCTCTTAAGGGCTCTGCCAACGCTTCTGTTGATGTTGTAATCGCATCTATATATGGCAGCATCTCAACTATTCCCTGTTTTTTAATGACTGGATCGCCTATCAAATGCCCCGCCAGCCAATCGGGATCGCACAAATCTAAAATTTTAATTCCCTTATAATGCTTCCAGTATTCTGGCCAATAGGTTTTTTGAAATATAATAGCATCATATTTTTGACTTTGCACAAATACTTCTGCCCCTGGCCAGTTTTTTATTACCCAATGACCCCTTATTCTTGATGAGCCAATTTGTTCTTTGCCGTGCCAACGCTCAAATAAAAGAAAACCTACTCTCATAACATTTTTTACAAATTAAATACCTTTTAGTGGCAACCTCGCACTGTTCCCTTCTAAGCGTTCCCATTTCCTCATATTTATTTAAAAATACCTCATAAAACTCCTTTTCTATAGTGCCTCCGCAAAAATCACAGGGTTTATAAAATTCTTTTTTCATTTAAAACTTTATGAATTAAATTAAGCCACTCTTTTTGAAATCTCTCCTTTGAAAATAGCTTATGGGCTGTTTTTTTTCCTTCTTGTCCGACCTTTATTGTGTTTTTATAGTTTTTAATGCAATTTGCTATTACACTTGCCGCGTGTTTGGGATTATTTTTTATTAAATAACCATTTTTACCATCTTTTATAAAACTATCTGCATCGTGATATGGCGTTGTGACTATACAACAGCCAGAAAACATTGCCTCTGTTCGTGTTCGCGGCATTGGACTTCCATATGTTGGATTAAAATATACTAAGCTCCTTCCAAGATAATCCCTATATTCTTCAAAATGCGTCATTTCATTTCTTCCTTCTGGGGTAAATTCTCTTGGGTCTGCCATCCAAATATGCCTTATTCCATATTCTTCCGCTAAAATGTTTCTTGTGTCTGATAATAAATTTCTGCCATAATATTTAGTTCCAATTCCAGCCGCTGAGATAAAAGTAACCACCCTTGGTTCTTTTGGTAAATCCCACCACTCATCTTCTTCTAATCCGTGCCAAATAGGAATGCCAAATCCCCAGTCTTTGGCTGCCTGTTTTGAGTTAACAACCATCGCCGCCGCTCCCCTAACTGCTTTTAGCATTAAACGCTTGGCTTCTTCCCAATCATATCTTTCGGGATAACAGGGGGTTCCGTGATTTACAACTATAATTGGGATATCTTTGATTACTTTTCTTAAATCATAATATAAAAATGATTTTCCAAGCCCTGGATTAAGGCATTGCTGGTCTATGTGTAAAATTGCCAAGTCATACTTGCCTGGTTCATAATAAGGCACCCATTTTAGATGTTTTGGATATGGGCCCCGTGGTAAATTGCTCCACCCCCTGCAATGATTATAACAATAAGTCCAATCTATTTCTTTTATTTTAAGCAATTCCCATTGATGACCAAGGTGCCAGGGAACTGAAAACACTTTAATTTTTTTTGAGTTTTGCATATAGTATTTCATCGTTATGATTATCAATTCTTAAAATTTTAAAATTCTTTTCATTCATTAAATTATAATGTTCTGGTTTTTTTTCTGTAAAATACAAAAATGTATCTTCCCGCCAAAAACTTTTGTGGGTTGGGTCCTTAAATGATGTATCACTTC